CTCTGAGGTGCGTAATCACGAAACGTCTATTTCGTGATGGGACATAATCCCTGCGTGCGCTAATGTTTACTCATGCGTCTTTATGAGTAAGTTTTCAACCATATCATACTGGGTTGAAGTAGTACAATCCCGGAAAGCTAGGAGGGTTGTATGGTCTGGGAGCTCCCATTCCATATAAAGTCAAGCGAAATCCATTTTTCATCGGAACTGAGAACCCTGGTGAAACTACCTGATATCCTAAACGTGCCTCATCAGCCAATCCAGCAAAAATCTTTATATTTAAAGGTGATGTTTCCGGAGCATAGCACGTAAACAATAAGAATCCTAAATCAGATGGAAAATCTTCCAAATATGGCGTTATGAATCGTTTGGGGCTCATGTTTGGTATAGTAAATTCGAACGTATGCGTCTGCGAACTACCATGAGTCGTTGTATAAAAAGAGTAATCCTGTCGCATCGTTGTTGTTATAGATCCTGCTGATGTTTCTAACAATGTAGTAAAATCTAAAGGTGCAGTTGATAAGGGAGTTACAACTCCCCCCGGCATCCATGTTCCTGGAGGTAAGTACTTCACTATCGGAGAACTCGTAGCTCCTGTAAGCGTTACAGTTGCTCTTAATCTCAATCCTCCTGTTAACCCGTGATAAAGCCTGGTGAATGCTCCTAAAGGTGTTTTCGATCGAAACACGTTAGCAACTGGATAAGCATAAGTCAAACCTACAGGCACTGAAGTAGAAATAACGTCCACTAATTGCATTCTACGCACATAATCTCGGACGCTAACAATAGGACGAAAATCATCATTCCTAAGACATTCTTCCGCTGAAGATATCTTTTCTAACATTACATCAGCTTGTCCGGATGCTCCCACAATTGTCTCAGCTTCCCCTGATTGAGCACGTAATTTGCGTCGATTAACTGGCTTCCTCTTCTCATTTTCTGAAGCCACATCTTCTTGTTCACTTGCCATTTCATTCTCTCGCGCTTGTGTTTCCAATAGTGTTTTAACCAATTGAACCGGATTCTGCACAACATCAATGGGGTCTGTACTATAGCCATAAAATTGAAAATCACCTCCTCCTGACATATAAACGTGGAACTCTATTGATGTAGGTACTGCACCACTAGTGACCAAAGGTTGCACTAAGTAACCATGCACTATGCCGTGTTGTATTCCATTTCTAAATACGTCGCGTGTACATTCTAACTGCTCATCTTGCGCACAAAATGGTAATTCTATCGTCTGAATTTGTCCTCCACCTGAAAATTCTAAAGTATCGGTAGGCATGTTATGCACTGTTCCCATAGTCAATGTTGTAGTCAAACTTAAAGAATTGGAAATGTAGTCCTTAACCAATAATATTTTCGTAAAATGAAAGTTGGTAGATACTGCTTGTATGTGCAAACGCAACGATCCTCTCCAATAACGAGATGATTCGTATGCCAAACGCATAGGAGAGTAGTAATTCACATTAGCATATTCAACCATAGGTGAAATAGGTATATTAAATAATACCTTTCCAGCAGGCGTTGTGGTGGAAATTCCAAATTTACCTAACCATACTGGCTTAGACAAAATATAGCGCATATCCATCTCATCTTGCGATGAGGAAAATTGATAATCGCGAACTATTCTATCATGCTGTGCAAAAGGATCTAATTTCTCATACAAAGTCGGCTGATCCACGTTATTCAGAAAATTAACCTCACTTCGAATAACTCTTTGATTTATAGCGGGAGAATTAGGATTGTGAAACCCTGTGTATGCGCGCAAGCCTGAGCGCAAAGCATCGATAAAATCTCCTGTTACCATCTTAGCTCCTGTAGCAAGTCCATCAAAAATCTTAGTTGGTATCTTATATAAGTCCGAAGTGAAAGATTGAGGGGCATAATTACCTGGAGTTACTTTTGGTATATAGAACTCTGAATTATTTAATTTAATGTAAGTAGTTATTGTTATAGAACTGGTTCCTGTATCAGTCGTGCGTAATGGTGACATCACGTAAAAATCTACTCGAGCGAAATCTCGATTGTTATCTCCTATCATATTAGCATTAACAGCGTTTGTCTTGTTCAAGTGATGGCGAGAATAGTATGGCAGCTCAATGCACACGGATGTAGCTTCATTCGCGTTTAGGAAAGCATGGGGGCCCATAAGCAATTGGTTTGGATTTGTTGTAGGAGGAGCGTCAAAAGGAACTACTCCTACCAGAATTAAACCTTGATGTTGTATCGTACCTGATACTTGCACCATCACACATCCATTCATTCTATATAAACAAGACATATCAAATGGTATCTTTGCTGTTGTATTAGATAACATAGCTGATGGTAAGAAAATCGGGTTTAGAAGAGTGTTCACTGCCGTGGAAGTGGACCATACTTCTGTATCTATTAAATAGGGTTTCTCATAAATGCGAGAAAAATCCATCAACATGTCCTTTCTAACGTTTGTTATTTTGGGTAGAATAGAATAGACTAATTCACCTTCTACCACATCTTTAGTCCTCAATGAAGACATATAGTTGCTACTAATTGTAGAAACTGTGTTTGTTTTATTATTAGCGTTCGTATGTGTAGCGATTATTATTATTACACCCCTCTATAATCAAATTGGGGATATCCATACTTAGTAAAATGCTAATACCACTGGCTCTCTCTATGGATGAGAAATTATAACCGTATAATATTAGCAAGTCGTATTTCTTAAGGAAATAACTCTACATCCATGAAATGTCTTTATCAGACATTCCACAAACCATGCGATAACCGTCATCATCATTCAAAATATTGATAACTTTAGCTTCCGAAAACAACATAACCGCTGGTGCTGTCTTCCTAATTATTTTACAATATATATTGTAAAACCGATCTCCGTGAAGAAATGCTTCAATTTGCATTGACTTACATTTTCCAGCCAATACTTCATCATAATCTTTGGTATTATCAAACCATTGTATAGTATTCATAATGGTTTCTAAAGACAGAGCTCCCACCCATCTATCCAATTTAGGAGAATAACGAAATTCTCTTTTCAAATAATTTAACTTATCGAAAGGCATAGAAGGACTTGTTATTTGAGTTTTATCTCCATTAGTACATTGCATACCTAAACTTTCAGCAACTTCTTTTATAGTATAAGCATTTAATATTTTAGAATATTTACCTGAAGATCCACATATTTTATCATCACCCGTTACGTAATCTACAACGTCAAATAGCGCCGATGGGTCTCGTATTCCATTCCTATATAAAACAATCGCTGTAAGAGCTTTATTATACAAGCAATTTAACAAAAATGTCAACCACGTTCCTGATGGCATTCCATGAGTTGTTCTCCAGACAGCGTCGTAAACTAATACAGTGCTATTAAACACATTATTCATCAACACCTCTAAAACGGCTGAATTGCTTCCTTCATAATTTTTAGCAAAAATCCTACTAACAATCTTCATTATTCGAGCTATGAGCGATCCATCCCATTTCTTAAAATCAACATCACACGTAACGTCGCAATCATTCAATTTCTCTGCCAAAATATGCATATCCTTATATGGATTAAAACCCGAACATATGCCAGTTTTATGCATATTTCTCTTAATATGGACGGCTACCTCACCTAAAATTTTCTTTGACCACATCATATGGGTCAAAGGAACTACTCTAAATGTCCTTGGATCCTTAACTTTATCGGGAAGGCGTAATTCATCTTTAATCGATTCAACTCCTAACATAGAACTAATCTTAACTGTTCCATCTTCACATTGATTTTTAAATGACTCTAACATATCCAAAGTTTCCTCGTATATGTACTTTTCCTCATAATTGATGTAATTATCCTTACCAGCTTTCATTCCGTATCCATTACTAGAATCTTTATTAATAGGAGGCAAATCTGCATTTCCAAATGCTACCTCGTCCCATGAAATCTCCTTAAATGAAGGGATCATAAGGCTTAAAGCACGTTCTATATAATCATCTTCCTCGTTGGTAATATCTCCTTGATGGCTAAACGTTTTCAAAACTGCTGTTTCTACCGCCTTAATTGAATTCTCTACTATAGGTGGCGATTTCTGCCGCAAATCCATTTCTTTCATAAGCCCCTTAACATCCGTATTGTAATCGGCATGAAACACAGTAGGGGCTAGTGATGTCCTAGCTATAGGATATTTTTTCAATATCTCACCTTGCTCATAACGTAACCGAACTCCTGAAATTCCAGGGGTGACCTCGGTATCTATATCAAATTCGCATTCAGTACTATTAGATAATATACCATTAATCTCACTTGCAATAGCCTCGCTAGGCTGCACACAAAATCCATTACTATCGTCTCCCGCAACATGCATACCTATTACGATACCTGCTGCATCTGCTAAAAATCCTCCGCAAAAACCAACTGCACTTAAAGGAGTATCAAATCCTGTATATTCAGGATGAATATATTCCTGAGCTGCCGCCGAGTATACTACTGAAGATGTATTGTAAGATACGTGTTTACCTCGTAGCATCTTTATGATTTTATTTGATAAAATCATATATACATAAGGCGATCTCGTACTCGTTTCAGTAAAAAGCGTTCGAATCTTTTTGTATAATACTGGGAATTGAGTAAACTTATATATTGCAATATCAACTGTTAAATATCCTTTCACTTTCTGTACATTAACTCGTTCAGCTTCTACATGCTTATTGCGCATATGTTCCCAAGATTGATAAATATCTACGTATACGTTATCCATCTCAACATGAGAGGGTACCACTACGTATTCTCCCGATACTATAGCATGTGTATAATATGTTTTCCCTGAAACGTCATATTTCAAAATTCGTGAATGTTTAGTCAACAACTTAATATGAGCTGGTATTTCATCATCATTACCACTCTGTTTTACATACATATCTCGTTCTTTCTCAAACGCTTTCAGCTTAGTTTCCCAAACTTCTAATGGTGATGAAGCTATCATCATACGCGAAAAACACGCATCCCATACAAATTTACCTATCGCAGCCGTAACTATCGATACGGTCAATCCGCTAAAAAGTTGAACTAAATTAGCTGACATTATGTTATCCAAAATAGATTGAAGATCAATCTTGCTTTGCAAATAAGTGCTTATGTATTGCGTCCATTCAGTCAACATTTCATAGCCGAACATTGCTCCATCCCATATACATTCGAATAATTGTGGATTCACATCAGTACGAGCGTCATAAAACTTATCTTTCCTTTTAACTCTTGAAGTGGCTTTGCTTAAAATATTAGACACTTGCGAAGATGACAGCTTTAATATCTGACTGTTATCTTCCCTACACTCTTCCAATGATTGAATCAAAGAGACCAACCATGTCATTGCTTCATCGTCTGTCATATCCTCATTAATACAATCTAGATTTATATCTGCATTCTCGTGTAAAAACGTTGTTTCCCACTTCTTGGATTTTATATGATCAAATTTCTTATAAGTCAAATCTTGCTTAAAAGATGATAAATCTTTTGACCTTCTTACGTTTATAAGGTGAACCCTTCTAAACAAAGCTTCAGGTGTTGATATACAATCGGCCTTCGTAAAACCGCTTAAATTCTCAAAATTATTAGTAGTACATATTATAATACCTGAATTAAAGAATTTCGTATTCTTATTATCTGCTTGAGCACACATTAAAGGAAACTTTATAGGTGACACGAAATTAATAATATTCTTCCATTGTGAAACACCTTGCTGTCCCACATCGTCCATCATCATAACTTCTTCATTGTTATAATCATCATAAAAATCTTTTCCTCCTTCAACCGTAGGGCATGTATGAACATAAATACTTTTGTTCATCTCTCTTAATAATTGCGATAGTTTATTAACTATTCCAGTTTTGCCACAACCAGGAGGTCCATCAAACACTAAGCATATAGGTTCTCTTCTACTAGTGACATCGTATGTCTTAGCGAATTTAACTACATTTTCATTAAAAGCCTTCCATACTATTCCAGCATATTTATTGCTACTATTAACTACATAAGCTAAAAAGGCGGGATCTCCGCTGCATTCACTATATAATTCCAAAATTCGATTTCGATATATTGCATCGAACATCACTTGCGGGCATTTTACAAATTCAGCATAGTTCTCTGATACTCTTTTAAGCTTTCCATTCAATAAAAAGTATTCCATCAATCCAGCCATTAATTTTTGTACAGGTCTTAGTACTTCTAAAACTGGAAAAGCGTTTATAGCTTCTCCTATCAAAGTATGTAGTACAGTAATAAAGTTAGATATTAAATCCATCAATGCTGTACAATCTGTTATCTTCTTTCCTGTTAAAGTCATGAATCCTTTCAATCTATCTATTGTCTTACTTGACACTCCAAAAGATGCAAATAGTGCTAAGTCATTAAAAGTTAAGCCATATGATTGAGGGCCTACTAATCGCCGCTTAGCGGCATTCACTCTTGAGTGCATCGTAAATACTGTCAATAAGGTTGATATAACTTTCATTGGGGTAAAATATCCTTCTCTAATGTTTGCCATCATAATCAAAAAATCTAAGAATATAATTCTGAATTCATCTGATTTGGATACCTCACTAATCTTTTGAGATATATTATACATTGTATCAATAGAATTTGTTAATGTTGTATAGTAATCCGGAATGACTCTTGTGAAAAAATCTAATATCTCTGGTTTATACTTTTTCTTAGACACTAATAAAATAGGTATTCTCCTAAATATAATCACTTTAGCCATATGTCGATCATTTATTTCTCTAATCTTATTATTAATAGCTTTATGACTAACCGATGTCATAATACCTCTATCTAAATCGACTATATATCTATTCTCTAACGGAGCATTATCATAAAATCTGATCTTTTCTAATTTCGAGAAAAATGAGCTGTACTTATGAGATAGCATTTTTGTTATCTCTTCTGGCATCACAGTCTTTTTAACTGCATCGATATCTTTGTTGTTCTTATTTAAATTTTTGTTTGAGTTTGTTTTTGTTTTTATTTGTTCTTGCATATGACACATTGGAATAATAAGAGTCTACCGTAAAAATCGACGTGACAATCAAATACATGAGATACCGTACGCATGGTTAAGTGGCAGTGTTAAGCTTCTTGTTACCATATATCGCTACAAACTTCTTTATGTAGCAACATATGATATTCAGAGGTTACTCCTAACTCGTTTCAACATACGTCTTTAGGTATCCTTCTTGAGACCTCACTATAGACTAATCTTATTACTCTTGGCGAATATTTTCCTAAAAATATAGCCTTAGTGCAGACAATTAAGTCCTCTACTTTAAAATTCTTATATTCGAGGGGATGCTTTTTCAAAACTAGTTACTTTCTAGTTCTAATACTCACATATTATACCCGACAAATATAAGGTAATGCATTTTTCTTAAAAAACCATGGCACAAGTGCCTTGGAAAAAATCTTAACGAGAGGGGATGCTTTTTCAAAACTAGTTCCTTATTCAGTCATCATCTAGTTTTAATAATAACAATTTATACCCGTCTAGTATAAGGTTTGTGCTATTGTTCAGCTTTGGTTTGAATAAATTTCTATCGCTCATCTCCATTCCTCGGAATGGATGATTGTCGCTTTACATAAATTAACTAATACCACCTGCGGCAAGAAGTCATCGTATTTTACTACGAGCTCCTAATGCAGATGTACAAAGTTACATTCACGCTCTACAGCAGTCATCC